CTACTATTGTTTTAAGTACATCTGTTTTAAAAACTAATGTGCAGAACTCATTGTCTCCTACACATAGATTATGAAACCAGTAATCAGATTCAGTTGCCCTGATTCCTGAAGGTTTACCGTATGATTCATATTCTATACAGATGTTTCCAGACTTTTGCCATAAATCTTTTTCAGATTTAACTTCTATTTTTTTATTGGTCATCATGTCTGCTATTTTTTCTTCTCTTATTGTACCATAAGCCAAGTCAATGTCAAACTTTTTTCTGTCTTCTTTTATTGGTTTCATTCTGAATGCTCCACGAATTTTAATTCTCTTGTATGTGGGTTAAAAGTTAATAACTGTACTCCCATTTTTATTTGTTTCTTTGTTCTATTATTTGAGGGTAGTAATCCTTTACCTGTATCCCAGTTTACTTCTCTGTTTTTTCTTGCATATAAAGTTTTTACATCTATTAAAGTTGTTTCATTATTTTTTATAGCTATCAAATCAACTGGTCCTGAACAACCTGAGTTTTGAAAAACCTCGTAGCCTTTATCCCATAACCATGTTACAGCATAATACTCTGCGAAGTCTCCTTTTCTACTTGTATTTTTAATGGGTTTCATACCAACTATCTCCTATTTTATATTCGCCTGTTAAAGGGCAACGCATGTTGTAATGTTGTCCTGCTTTTTCTATTGCTTCTACACCGAGCCTACCTACAAAGTCTGCTTGACTTTCAAGCACTTGTATCTGCCACTCATCATGAATGTTAGCTACAAACTTTGCATCTAAACCGTTAAGTCTTATGTTATCGTCAAGGATAACTAAAGCTTTCTTCATGGCTATTGCACCACCACCCTGTAATAAAGTGTTTAATGCTGCATGTTTATGTCGTAGTAGAATCTTACGACCGTCTAACCCTTTGAGGTAGCTCTTCTCCGAAGCTCTGTCAACTCGTTCCTTAAGAGTTCTAAGTGTTGGTAGACCAGTAAGAAAGCGTTCTCGCAATCGCTTACCGTCTGCTCTATTTCCTTTAATGATGCTTCCAATTTTTTCATCTCCTGCCCCGTAAATGAGTGCATAGATGAAAGTTTTTGCCTCATCTCTTGATTTAAGTCCAGCAAACTGTTGGTTAGCTGTGTGAATGTCTCCGTTGATAATTTCATTTATGTAATCCTCGTCAGCCATATAGTGTGCTAACAATCTAAGTTCTAATCCACTTGCATCTATACCTACAAGTTTGTAACCTTTTGGTACAACCCAACAAGACCTACACTCTTTACCATACGGACTGTAAACAGCAGGTACTTGTGCCATGTTTGGACCTCTGTGAGCCATACGACCAGTGATAGCACCAGTACAAATGACTGACCCATGCACTCTACCATCATCTTCATGCACTGCATCTATCCATGAATGGACTTGAGCTAATCGCTTTTGATACAGTAAGAAGTCTGCTATAAGCTGTGCTTCTTTTATATGAGTAATCTTTTTAAGAGTAGTCTCGTCAACAATAGCCTGACCTGTTGGTGTAAACTTATTGGGTTTCCATCCAAGTTCTTGGAGTCTTTGACCTATCTGTTTCCTAGAGCCTAGATTAAATTCTTGAAGTGTCTTCCTCATAAAAGGTTTTTGTTCAAGCGTACCCTCTATTATATCAGAGTACTCCTGTTCTGTCAATCCCTGTTTGGAAAGTTTACCATCTTTTTTTAGTTTAGGTTTAATTATTTTGTCATCAATCCATATAGGTTTGAATGTTTCATGTACCTTATCTTCTGTTTCTTTTAGCTTACAACTTAACTCTGAAGCTAGGAACATTGCCTGTTCATCATTGAAAAGAAAACCATTTTGTTTTTGTTGTTCAAGTATATGTGTAACTTTGTGTTCTAACTTTATACATTCTTTTGAAAAACCTAAAGATTCTTTTTTCAAATAATTAAATAATTTATAATTTATATCTACATCTCTTTCACAATAAGATAACATCTCTTGTGTAAAGGCAGACCACTCAGGGGAATCTTTTTTAGGTAAGCCTAACTTGTAACCCCACTTAGCTATACTGTGTCCACCCTCTCTTGTAGGGTTTAGTAGCCTAGATAAAACTAATGTATCTATAATTTTATCTGAATGGTATAAGTCTACACCAGTAAGCTTCTTGATTACTGGTATATCATAACCTAATATGTTGTGTCCTATAAGCCTGTCTGCTTTTTGTAAGAACTTTATGCCCTCGTCAAGGGTGTCTTCGTAGAAGTGATAGAACTTTCCGAGTTCATCTTGTGCTACGAGACACCATATAACTGAAGGATTTAGTCCGTCTGTTTCTATGTCAAATACTAATTGCATATTTGTCTCCTATTAAAATGGTATGATATCTTCTTCTTTAGAGTTAAGCATTTCTAAATCCTCATACTCTGATAACCTACCTGTTTCTTTGTCGTACACTAGAGAACAAGCCATGCCTACATCTCCTGTGTATCTTGATTTAAGTATACGAAGTTTAGTTGTTCTTGATTCTAAATCATCATCTGACTGTTGATTTCTTTCTAGTGCTATAACACAGTCGGATAGTTGAGCAATACTATTTGAACCACGAAGATGAGATAAGCTTACACTGACACCATTCTCATGACCTTTGTTACCCTCGATTCTACGTAAGTGAGAGACAAGAATAATACCTGCACCTGTTTCTTCAACCATGCTACGAAGTCTGTGCATGATACTGTCGATAGCCTTACGTTCGTCCCCATCCAACATAGAACTCACTAGCATATGTAAGTGGTCTACTACAACCCATTTACAATCACAACCTACGATAAGATATCTAAGCTTTGCAAAGATAGCATCAATGTCGTTAGCACCAAAGTGAGCATGGATAAATACCCTGTCTTTACTGAAGACCTTATCGAACATGCTAGTAAGCTTAGCATCTCCATAGTCATCACGAACACTGTCGATAAATAGTTTGTCACTAGCTTCGATAGAAAGTATACCGTCTACTGTACGCTTCCAATCTTCTTCAAGTGCAATGATACCTACGTTGTCATCTGTCTGATTGATAAGCCAATGCTCAAGCTCTCTTGTAATACTAGACTTACCGAGACCAGTACCACCTGTAAGAGTTACAAGCTCACCTGCTCTAAGACCGAGTAGCTTTTTGTTAAGACCTTCCCAAGGATAAGGCACACTTTGTTTGCGTTCTCTGTTTAAGAAATCGTTTTGTTTCTCTGATACCCTGATGATACCACTTGGTGTGTAGACTTGTGCATCCCACCATGCTCTTGTAAAGTCTTGGTGTTTACCTTTGTTGAGCATATCGTTAGGGTCTTTGTAGCCATTAGGAAGCGTAACTATCTTTGCTTTTCCGGGCTTGATAATACTAGCTACCTTTTGTGAAGCTTCCATACCTGCTTTGTCTTTGTCAAAACATATGACAACATTGTCAAAACTTTCTACGTACTCAAGGCTTTCTTTGATGTCTTTTACAGCCGAAGCTGCACCACGTTTGATAGATACTACTGCCCACTTACTACCAAGTAATTCGTAGGTAGCCATAGCATCACACTCTCCCTCAACAATCGTAAGATACTTACCACCTTCTTTGAAAAGGTTCTGACCAAACAATCCTGAGTCTTGTATAGTACCATCAAACGAAAAGCGTTTGTCTCGTACATACCTAATCTTTGTAGCACACTGCTCGTGATTAATATAGAAGGGATAAAGGTGCTGTGCTAGTTGACCACTTGCATCATACACAACCTTAACACCATACTTTTCTGCTGTCTCTTTAGATATATTTCTATCTGTAAGCTTTGCAAAGATACCACCATGTGCATTTACATTAGGCTTGGGTGTTGGTTGTTTGATATAGTTTGTCATTGGCGTTACGTTTCCCTCGTAGTTTGAATAAAATTTGTCACAACTAAAACATTTTGCAGACCCATCAGCGTTGACAGACACTGCATCTTTGCTACCACATTCGTGACATGGAACATGATACTTAATAAATTTACTTTGTTCTTGCATAATTACCCTCGTTGTTAAATAAAAAAGCCACCCTGTTTTACGAGAGTGGCTTCGATTGGAGATATGAAAAGTTAATTAGTCTTCTTCGCTAGAAGCTTCCTCATCAACTGTTTCTTCTTCAGACTCTACCACTGCTTCAGGAGTATCCTTTAAGAGGGTTTCAAGATTACCCCTATGTGCAGAACTCGCAAAGTTTAAAGCTTCTAAAAGAACTTCCAACGTGCCTACCTTATTGATGGTAATACGAGCATTGTTTTGTAGTTCTTCATTTTCTATTTTGTTCACATCATAAGACGTGACACCTTCATCATTCTTAATACTAATAATCATATTAAAATTCCTCCCCGTCTCCAAACGGGTTTAGCTCAGCACCGTCCTGAGTTTTCAAAGCTACTAAGTCAATGACTTGCATAGCTTGAAAGTCCAAGCCTTTGAACTGACCATACTTGTTGTCGGTTTCCCACTCATTGTATTGAACTTTGACATGAGAACCATTACCCACTACATCATCCATAGCGTTCTTCTCTTTATCAAAAAGTTTAGGTGCATTTCTTACCATGCCATTCGGACCGTTTACTTTTCTCTTTATTGTCAAGGCTCTACCCACAGAGGTCTGCCCACCATTCTCATCCTTTACAGATAAGTCTTTTATCTTGAAGCCACGAGCTTCAAAACTATTTGCAACATCATTCTCCACTACTAAATCAACTGTATACACAGGCTCAAATGTAGTGTTTGGTGTTGTTACTGAAGCCCAGTAGGCTTTTCCTTCTAATACTGCCATATAATTTCTCCTTTGTTGGCGTTTAATTGGGGCTATTATACCCTACTTCTTGTTGAATGTCAAGCATTATATCATCCATTGTATAACTACTTTCGTCACAAAGTTTAACATAAAAGTTCTTGTCTTTCCAACGAACTTCGTATGCTATTTTGTTTTCGTATAGTTCTTCAAGGTGTTTGCTTAACCACTCCTCAAAATATCTAAATTGATTTCTGTTTAGTTTTGTAAAACCTTCTTCCATTATTCCTCCTCGGGTAATATCTTTCCTGTCAATACACCAACACCACCTGTTGCTGATTGTTCTTGTGTATTAATAGAAGTTCTTAAAGCTTTATGAGTCATCTTTAATAGTTCAATATCTCTTTCAAGCTTTGAAGAAGTTTCTTCTAAAGAAGTTATCTTCCTATTAATAGTATTAATATCATTACTATTGTTTAGTATATCATCATTGAGTACAATAACACTAGCATACATTGTTACACCTACTACTATAACTAGTATTAGTTTAATTAAAAATAAGTTTATTTTATTTACCATTCTGTTACATCCTTTTTTCTTTTATCATTATATTTTACAACACGTCTACCACTTGCATAGCCTGTGGTTTCACGTTCCCATTTAGAATCTTTAAAAGTTACTTCAATAAAACTAATATCTTTATCAAGTTGTTCTTCTTTTAGTTTTTCTTTTTGTTCTTCTACTATATCTTTGTACTGTGTCATAGTGTTATGAACTCCATGTAAGGTTCTGCTTTGTGTCCTTCAGGTAGCCATTGTACCATATCTTTTACCTCTTGTAAAGTTAAAGTTGTAGCTGTGCTTTCTCCCTCATCATCATGTGCTAATATTAAACCTTTACCTGCATAATTTGCACCAAGCTCTATCATTCTAAAGTATTTTTGATTGTCTTTGAATAGACCTTCATCATCAAGGTATAAATCATTGTTTTCTTTTGCCATAGCTACATCAAAAGTTCTACAGTCTATAAGGCTATATATTTCTTTATAGTTTCCTGAGTATTCTACCTCAGTAATTGTTTCTTCGTGTGGGTTTATTAGTATTCCTTTCATTTTGCTACCTCCATGGTATGTTGGTTATAATAAATACTTTCAGCTAAAAACTCAAGTATTGTTTCTCTATCATCATCTGCATGAAGTTCATACAGATAACAAATCTCATCTATCTCTTCTGTTAATAATAGTTTAGCATCATCTTCTAAGACCTGCTCATATATTTGTTCTAATGTTCTTTCGTTGTGTATGTTACTCATCATCTACCTCCCATGTTTTTACTTCTGTTATTTCTAAAGTGTCTTTATATACACCCCACCTATCCCACATAATATCTATAGCATGTTCTTTGCTTTCAGCATAGTCATCTAAAGAATCTATCTGAACAGTTGTGCTTACTGTTATCTCATATACTTTCATCAGTTCAATCCCTCCACTTGATTCCAGTCCTCATCAAGGATAAGTACTTCTTCAAAGTTATGTTTATAATCTACGTCTAAGTCTTGCCAGTTTTCATACACCTTTTGAGTTCCATCTTTAAAAGTTATGTGTAGGTCTGCTCTTAACAAGTCCCAATCTTCTATCTCATCCCAATCAATACCTAGTTCATCTAAATCCCAACTAATATATGCACTGTATCTAGCTTCTATCTTCTTAGGTTTAGTTCCTTCTAGCCAATCACTCATTATATGATTCCTCCTTTTGTATATCAGTTATCTCATCATCTCTTAAATATATGTTATGTTCTTGTTCAAAAGTTTCCTTTACATATTCTATGTAGTCTTCTTTTGTTTCACAATCTGCACCTATATCAAATACAGTATAGGTTATTTTACTACTCCATGTTTTCATTATCTACCTCCTATGCTGTTTGTATTACAAAGCCACTAGTATCTTTCTTGGCTTTACCTTTTGCTTTTAGACCAACAATCACATTGCTCTTATCTAAAAATCTTAAATCACTTTCATCTCCATTGACTACCTCTCTACCCTTGAAATAGATAGGCATATCACCATTGAATACAACTGCTATGTTGTAAGCAATCTTGTCGAACAGATTGGCGTACTTCATATTAGCTTCACTGTAACTCCATGTCAAGTGATAGTTTTTATATTCAGATACTTTTCTTGTAGGTATCTTGGTGTAATCATAGAATTGTACAGTCGGAAAGATATCAAAGATATTCTGTCCGTCTATCTTGATAGTCTCCCATTGTATGTCACTAGTACCATTCAATCTTATGCAAGGAAGCTTACCTTTCTTTTCACAGTATCTTACAAACTTCATAACGTCTGTAATCAGGTAAGACATGAAGGTTTCTTTGTCCTCCAAATACAAATTAGTCTTACGCTTTCTAGCTTCTTGTATGACATTAGTGGTTTCACCCTTCTTTATAATGCCACCTCTACCTGCTGTATTTAGACAGGCTTCCTTGCACCCTGCAACGTCCTGATAAGGACATATCTTGGTGTTGATTGGACTCAAATGCATGATAGCAGTCAAGTAATTACTTATCTTCTCACCCTTTATAATCTTAGGGTTGTTAAAACTTAGTAGTTTATAACTCATATTATTCCTCCTCTATGCCTTCAAATCTTACAACCTTTGAAGTATTTAAATATTCTTGAAAGTAAAAAAAGTAATCCTCGTTTCTGTTGGCTATGTGTTGGTTCTCATCACTACTTGCATACCTTTTAGCTTGTGCTTCACTCTCTGCATCAACCTCTATAGTTGCTACATAATGTCTTTCTACTTCTATTAAGTAAGTTCCTTCTGTTCTTCTTGTCATGTTTATCTCCATTAAGTTAAAATTAAAAGGCACTTTAAAGTGATACCCAGCACTCGAACATTATCTTTTATAGACACCGAACGACTGTCTTTTTACAAGGGAAGGTACTCGGTTTAGTTCATATCCCATTTCATCTACAACCTTTTCAAGAAAGGATTTTACAGTAGCTCGGACACCTTGTAAAGTTTTTTATGCAAACAATCTAGTAAATGACATCTTCAACCTAGCAAATAAGCTGTTAGTTGTGTAGTATTCATAGTCGTTTATAACCTCTAAAGTATCTTGAACATCAATGTTTGAAGCTACTTCAAGGATTTGCATACCTTTGTTATCTTTACCAAGAGGTGTTCGCCTTACAAAATGTAAAGGTCTACTTGGTTTAGGCTTTTGATTATACACAGATACTTTACCTGAATGATAACCCTCAAAAGTATCTCCTGTAGTAATCTCATGCCTTTCTTTATTGGCTCTGACTCTAACAATATTTACTCCTAAAGAGTTTGCTTGATTCCAAAGTGTTTGAATACTTTGTGGTGCTTTATCAATTGATACAACAGTTTTTGTATCTCTTTTTCCATAGACGATTTTCGCCATAATATATCTCCATATTTTAGTTAAAATTAAG